AGGAGCATTTGTAATGGCGGCAGCGTCATTGGCTGTATTTAATTGCCATTCAAGGAGTTTTCCATCCTTAGATGAGCAAGCAACCAGATACTCACCCCATGTATCCATTGACCATGTAGTGGCAGGAGTTACAGATCCTAAGTCTGGTCTAGCAACACCATAGGCAAAACTGCCGTAAGTACTGTAACCATAGCCAATCTTTTGTACGGCATCTGCATCACCAGTCGTAAATGATGCAGGGGTGATGTCTGTCAGAGTGTTTGTTTCGCTCAGAACATACAGATTTGTATGAGTTCCAACAGCAATTCTGCGGTTGTTTGAGTTGTCTCGCCAATTAATCAAACCCCTAGCTTTACCAGATAACTGGGTTGTGGTGCGTTTTCTCCATCCACCGACAGGGCGAATAGTACCCTCGTACCAACGAACTAGGTTGGAGCCATTCCATCGCCCTTTAGACTGATACTCAGTGCCGTTCTTAAAGACACCTGGAGGAATTTGGAGTGGGATGTAAGCCATATTCTTAGTCTATCAGGTAGTCAAGTTAGATACAAATGTCATTGTAGCAACGACAGATGCAGTAGATGGTTTTGTGGGTGTTCCAGAAGCTGCATAGGTTTGAATTGTCACATCAGCATCTGTAACAGACCAATAAATTTGGATATAGTCTCCTGCATTCATGGACAGATAATAGTTCCACCCCTTGATGTCATGGAATGGGTCAGCAGGATCTTTACGGGCAGGTAAACCAACCTTACCTGTAGACCCGACAATATCTGTGCCATTTTGCTTCAGCCAAATATAAATGTCTTGTGGCAAATTATCTAAATTCTCTACCTGCATACTAAATTGCAAGTTATAAATTCCAGAGTTTGCTACTGTAATTTTTGAATTAGTTTCTAAACTAATATCATTGGCAAAGTCAGTGACAGACAATGCTAAGAGTGTTGCGGTGTTGGCAGTGGTTGTTTGATCTGTGAAATCAGAAAAAGCACCATAGGGAAAGTTAATAAACTTCCCACCACTACGAGATGTAATGGCTTGTACAGCATTGACCAACTTGATAAAAAATGTCCTCAAAGCACCATTATTTTGATTTTGGACTTCTTGAGAATAAGAAACACCAGAAGTTCCCAAATTAGGAACTGGTGGCATATCAAGTTGTTGCTTTACAGCCATTACTTTTTAATCCACGTTTGCCAAACAGCACCTGCTGCCAATATCAACCCACCAATCCATAGAACTGGTTGAGCAATAGACGCTATCCAGTTAAGAACCTTTACAGCACCTTTAGCCGCATTTATAGCGCCTACAAGGTCACTTGTGTTCTTATCAATAGTGTCTACTTTTGCCTCAACAGCAAGCAATCTGTCGTAGATTTGCTTGTGGGTTACATGGTCTTCCATTACTCACTCCGATGGGGGTTCTTTAGGAACTTGTTCTTCAGCTTGTTCTTTAATCTTGACAATTAAAGGCCACACGCCACTAGACGATGGAAGGTTTCCCAATGTCTGCAAGACAAAATTAATCTCGTTTAGTTCTAATTCAAGTTTCATACTGATGCTGCCCGAATTGCTGTTAGGTCTTGGTTTGTCCAGAAGTCTTTGGCCAACATAATCTTCAGGTGCTCTTTGTTACGAGCAACACAGTCAGCCCAGTCTTCGGCAGTCATGCCTTCTGGTTGACCAGCGTTAATCAGATTTACGCTGTCCATGCAAGCAGAGTAGTGCTTGGCAATTTGTTCTGCGGTGATTTCAATGTTTTCCATGATGTTTTCCTTTTAAAGATTGGCGGCATCCAAACGTGCCTTGAGTGATTCAATGATTGCTTGTTGTTCTTGGATGGCGGCCACCAAGAGGGGAATTACCTCTGAGTAACGCAAACCCAATTCATCAGGATTGCTTGCATCTACTGCTTCAGGCAAAACAGCCTGCACATCTTGTGCAAACAAGAAACTGCGTCTTGTTCCATCAGCATCATTTTTATATTTTCCAATGACTGCTCGGAGTGTTGAAACTTTGTTCGCCGCATCAGCAATTGGCTCAATAACATCCTTCATGCGCTCATCAGAAAAAGATGACCAAGAGGTTGCTCCGTCTGCGATGGAAACGCCTGTCGATGAGTTATTGAGAACATACAATTTGTTATCAGAGCCAACAATGTTTGACCAATACTTGCCAGCGGTTGCGTTTGGGTTTCGCATCGCCAACATATCGCCACTACTTTTATTAAGCGACACCAAATTAGAGCCTAATTGACTCGTAGTCCCCACCAGCAAATTACCAGAGCCATCAAAGATACCCCGTGGATTCCCATCCCCATCAGACAGCACGATGTAGTTGCTTGATGTGCGAATGTCTAGGCCACCTTGGTTGCCGTTGTAGCGACCAAGAATGGTGTTCTTTGTTCCCGTGGTCATTGCTGAACCAGCGTTATCACCAATCAAAGAGTTATTACTACCAGTGGTTACATATCGACCAGACTGCGTTCCAAAAAAGGCATTGTTAGAACCTGTCGTAAGTTCTTGCCCCGATTCCCGACCAAATCCAGCATTAAATGCGCCAGTTGTGACATTACCCAAAGCAACCGAGCCAACCGCAGTGTTTTCATAGCCTGTGGTGTTATCGTAAAGAGCTTGATAACCTACAGCAGTGTTGTTGTTGGCTGTGGTGTTGGAGCGAAGTGCTTCTGTACCAATGGCTGTATTGTTCTCTCCAGTCGATGTTGCCCCTAAAGAACTTGCACCAACCGCTACGTTAAAATCTGCGCCAAAGGTTAAAGCATCCATTGCCTGATAACCAACTGCGGTGTTGTATTCGCCCGTTGTATTGCCATACCCCGCTTGATAGCCCACGGCAGTGTTTCCAGATGCTGTAGTGTTGGAAAAAAGCGCCTCATGTCCAACCGCAACAGATGAACCACCAGTAGTATTTGATCTTAGCGCTAAACGACCAACTGCCACGTTCTCAGTGCCAGAAGTGTTCAAATAAAGGGCTTGAGAACCAACAGCGGTTAATCTAGTATCTCCAGTTGTAGCACTGTATCCCGCCTGAAAACCAAACAAACTGTTGTTATTGGCAGTTGTCCCACTATACCCAGCCTGATAACCTACGGCAGTATTTTGAGATGCTGTGGTGTTGGATGTAAGGGCTTGAACACCGACTGCTACATTTGTTGAGCCTGTTGTATTTGAAGCAAGGGAACTACGACCAACAGAAGTGTTGTCACTACCTGAAGTCAAAGCAGTCAATGCTAAATATCCAATACCAGTATTGCTGCCGCCAGAAGCTGTAGCCGCCAAAGCACTAGCACCCACCGCAGTATTGGTAGACACAGCACCAACACCACGACCAACAGTTAGACCTTGGATACTACCTGCACCAGTTACACTCAAAGTGCTAGAAGCAGATAGAGTAGTAAACGCACCAGTAGAAGCCGTAGTAGAACCTACAGGGCCGTTAAACGAGTCGCCAACAGCACCTGTCTGAAAGTCTTTCAGTTGAGCCATTAACTCACGAATAGCATCGTTGATACCACTCGGGGCACAACCCTCACTGATGTTAATACTATCAATATCGGTATTATTGGCTGGTGTACTGCTAAATTCACTAATCTTTGTACGTGGCATTTTGAACTCCTTGTTCGGTTAATCTGATTTTAAGCCTTGGTGGTTGACAAGGCAATTTGTTTATGAAAGAATGTTGGCAGGTTTAGACCTTGGGTGTACCAGACCTTTAGAGTTCTAAGCCACTGGCTACCCCTTGGATATTTGCACTGGTACTGCGGATGTTCAAGGGGTTTTTCTTTGGTGCAATTATGGAAATTACACAACAGTTTCTCCACGAACTTTTTGAATATCGTGATGGTCATCTCTTTTGGAAAGTTAATCGCAGAGGTAACAAACTTATAGGCAAACAAGCCAGCCGACTTAAAAAAAGCAACGGCTACTGCGAGGTAACAATTAACAAAAAGAAACACTACGCTCATAGACTTATCTTTATGATGTTTCATGGTTATTGGCCTGAACAGATAGATCATATTGATGGCAATCGTTCAAACAACTTGGTTTCTAATCTGCGTGAAGCAAACAACGCACAAAACAACAGAAACACCAAACTGAGAGTTAGCAACACTACTGGTTTTAAAGGTGTTTATCTTCATAGTCAGAACAATCGTTTTGTTGCAAGGATTACAGTTAATTACAAGTGCATCAGTTTAGGTTGTTACAAAACTGCTGAAGAAGCTAGTCAAGCCTACAAAAAAGCCGCATTGGAACTACACGGCAGTTTTGCAAGGTTTGAGTAGCCATCATTCAATACCTAAAAGATTACGCTGTTCTTGGTCTAAGTCTTCAATAGACAAAAGACCACGCATTGCAGTTGGTGTTACAGCCCTGAATGGGCCACCAGTTATCTCTGGAGTACCACCATAACGCATCATGTTGGCTAAGTCCTCTACGCTACCTGTACGTATGTTGGTAGCACCTAAACGAGAACCTGCCGCGCCTAAAGCCATTGGAATACCAAGAGCAGGAGACATTGCAGTTGCGCCACCAGTAAACATTCCACTTACAGGGCCAGTTGGTGCAAAGCGACCAAAGAACTTCAATAGATTTTGAGTGCTTCCACCTTTGGCTGCTTGTGTAATAGCGGCTTGCTCCTCTTTTGTAAACAAACGCATCTTTTTGTCATTCTTGGCAAGTTGTCGAAGCTGTGTAGCTAACGAGTTTTCTTCACCAGACTGAGTAAATTTACTTTTATCCAATTGAGCATTTTCAAGCATATCCTCAAAGATTTCAGACTTCTTCATTCTTGAGTATGCGTTACGAGCCTCAGACCACAATTGACCTGCGTTTTTCATGTCACCAGAAGCAATTGCGCTTTTAGGAACATTCATCAAGTAATTATCGTATTCATCTAAAAGAATAGATGCAATACGTTTTTCTGATGGGTCAATACTTTGTTGACCACTACGAATCATTTTTCGTAAAGCCTGAAGTTCAGCCCAATCTTTAGGTTGAGTAGTAGATGTTAATTCTTCAAGAGCACCAGTAACTTTTGGAAATCCTGTAGATGTGTAACCCTCATCCCTAAGACTCTTTTTAATATCATTCATTGACTGAACAAATTCGTCAGTTTTTAGCTGAACACCAGATTTTTGTAACTGATCGTATCTATCAGTGGCAATTCTGTCTAATGCTTGAGAAGACAATGCTTGTTCTTTTTGAGGACGCTTAACGCTACCAGCCATGCCTGTAGCCAATGTAGCACCAGCACCCAACAATGGGTTATCAGTAGCTTCTGTTACTGTTTGACCTGTCATAACAGCAGTAGGAGAAACAATCGCTTGGGTTCTTGGTGCGACAGCAAGTTGCTCTGCAACTCCACGAGTGACAGGAGATGCAGCAGTAGTCGATGCTTTAATCAAAGATGGAATGGTTCTAGCAACACCTGTCATCGACTCAAGACCTGCACCAACAACACGCTCTGTTGGTGTTTGAGTCTCAGGTGCAGCAGGAACACCTGCTCTTGTCATTAAGTTTTGAATTGCCTGAGATGCTGGCATAAGTCGCTTATCAGTAAATGGAGAAGCAACCAAGTTAATCAATGAATTTAAAGCATCAGCCGCAGGAACAGCCATAGAACCTATGACAGCACCTAATGGATTTATTCCACCACCAGAACCAAGTTGTGCGCCAATCAATGCAGGAGCCATAGAACGATATGCTAAACCTGCACCACGCTCAAATGATTCTCTCATCGTAGGCTCTTTAGTTTTGCCTTGATTAAGAATTGCTAAACCAGCATCAGAGACTTTAGTTAAGTCTCCTGCTTGCAAAGCCAAAAGATCACTATCTGATAATTTAGTTAAATCCATTATCCACCGCCTTTTTTGCGTCTTTGAATCTCTGCTTCAATAGCACTTTGACTCGGCAAACCAGTGTCTGTCGGTACATTTGGCAACTTAGGAATAGGTGCAGTAATTTGACTAGCAGCACGACCAGACGCAACTTCAGCAGATTTAAGCAAATTGTTAAGTCTTTCTTGCTTAGATTTAACTGTTGCTGGAGTATCACCAACTTGCGGGAAGAAAGATTTTCTATATCCAGCTAATTGCTCACGACTATATGCCGCACCAGTTCCCAATGTCAAAGCAGCATCAAGTACATCCTCTTGACCAGCTTCAACAATTTGTCTCTGCTCAGAATTCAGTACATTTGGCAAAAACTCTGATCGAGTAAGGAAACGAGCAATTTCAGCCGCTGTATTTGGAGCAGCCGCTTTAGGGTCTAAACCAATTGCTTGATTCATTTGTCCAACGCTAAAGTTCAAACGACTAGCCAATGTAGCGGATTTACGCTCACCTTCTGATGGCATATTGATATTTGTAGTTGGACGCTTTTGCTCTTGTAACTGAATGTATGCAGCTTGTTCGGAAGGTGTCAATTTTTTGAAGTCTTGGAACTCTTTGATTGAACCAGAAGGTGCGTCAGGTGCTGTATAAAGCACTTCCATTGTGTTTTTATCAAGAACAGTATTTCCTACTGTTACAGTATCTCGCCTTCTTGGTGCACCAGTAGCAACTTCAGAAACTTCACCAGTAATAGGATCACGTTGATATTGCTTTTCACCCTCACCAAGTTTGAATGTTTCACCAGCCATAGCTTTCTGTGAAGCAATCAATTCACTCAATGTTTTACGACCTTCAGCACTACCAATCAATTGTGGCAATGCTCGTTGCAGATCAAATCTAGGCGCAGTCATTCCCTCGCCTACTCGCTGACCCATAATGTCCTCACCATAAATCTCTTGAGGTTGGGTTACAGCACCTTTGATAACATTCTGGACTCGCTGTTGTTCAGCCAATGCCGCTTGTTCTTGCTGACGCTTACGCAACATCTCTTGAATCTGTGCGTTTTGTAGTTGCTGTTGCAGACTACCTTGCATGGCTTGACGATAAGCCTGTTGGCCTTGCTGAAGTCCCTCAACAACAGAAGCACCACCTCTGCCACCTTGGAATAGGCGACCAGCTAATGCGTAGAGTGCTTGGGCTTGTGCGCTGTCACGATTACGCTGAACATCCTCTGGAGACATCCCCAGAAGACCCATTGTTTCTTGACCGCTAGTGCCGAAAATATCTAGTAGTCCTGCCATGATTTAACCTCCGCCTGTCAAAGCGTTCCATCCTTTACTTAACCAACCAGTATCTTTTTCGATACCACCAAGCAATGATGCAGTACCTAACAAATTCTGGAATTTAGATGCTTGAGGATATGACGCAGACTGTTGCGCTCTACCCATTGGGTTGCCATAAACACCAGACAAGAAGTTAGCCAAGTTCTGCTGTGGCTGAGTCTGTTGGAAATTGAAACGATCAATATCAGCTTGCTGTTGTGCGCCTGTGTAGCCCTCACGCATTTGACCTGCTTTTAGCATTTGCTGAATGTCGCCATAATCAGCTTGAGCCATCGTAGGTGCAGCCATCGTAGCGGCCTCTTGACGACCACGCTCTGCTGAGTAGTTCTGATAAGCCAAACCACCAGCAGTATCAGCCAATGTCTTGGCAAACTGACCACTAGCACCTTGTTGCATAGTGGACATAGCACCAGAGCCATAACGACCAGCCTTAGATGCCGCAGAACCAATGCTACCTAGTGTTTCTTTGAACTTAGACTCAGCCGCTTGTGCAGCAGGGTTAAACGCACCTTGGAAGAAAGGGTTTCCACTTAGGTAGTTACCCTGAATAGTTCCTTGCAATTGGCTCTGAGCAGCACCAGTTAAAGGGCTACCTCTTGAGGCACGTTGCTCCAAAGCCTGTAAACCAGTTTGGGTTTGCTGTGATGGGCTTACATAAGTCTGACCACCATAGTACTGAGGGCCACCGCCTTGGTATAGCTTTTGGGCTTCTTGCAGACCATAAGAAAGATATGGCTGAATTGTTGGGTCAATATTTGATGTTGTTGCCATGTTAGGACTCGCAGTCGTAGTTGGTGTTGGTGCTGTGGAGTAGGTGCTACAGGAGTAGGTGTAGCAGGGGCAGGTTGTGGCGTAGAAGCAACAGGTTGAGGTGTTGCTTGTACAGGTTCTGGTGTGGGCGCAGCTTGAGGTGCGACAGCCACAGGCGCAGGAGGTGGTGGAGGCGCAGGTTCAGGTGTCACCACAGGAGGAGGTGGTGGCGGTGGAGGAGGAGGTGGTGGAGGCGGTGGGGGCGGCTCTACTGGTGGAGGTGTAAAAACAGGGGGCGGTGTATAAACAGGCTCTGGTGTGTAAACTGGTGGTGGAGGTGTGTAAACAGGCTCTGGCGTATAGACAGGCTCTGGATTGAACACAGGCGCATTGCCAGCAAAGAAGTTGGAATAGCCTTGACCACCACCTTCGATAAAGTCATCCCTAAAAAGACCACCATTGTCTTCGTAGTTTGCATATATTGGGGTGTCAGCAAGAAAAGGTCTATACATCTCTTTCTCCATATAGTTTTGGACTGCGAGATGCGTCATCCTTACGCACAATTATACCTAAATTAGCCAATAACAACATATTTGTAAGTCTTGTTAGCGGTTGAATTTGCAAAGTGAGTGATCGTAGCCGTACCCTGTCCCAAGCTACTGGCGTAGATGTTTGTCAAGGCAGAGGGCGAGATATAGTTCATTGTGGTAATCAATGACGCTGTTGAGGGGTAATTTGTACCAGCAGCATAGGTTTGTAGGCTTACAGTTGTGCTATCTGTTTCCCACCAAAGTTCCACATAATCATTGGCGTTTAGGCTTAGATAATAGTTCCAACCAACCAAACCACGACCATTTACTACACCATGCTTGCTAGGCACAGCAAAGAAGCCTGTTGAGCCAGTTAAGTTAGTGCCATTTATCTTTATCCAAACCCTCACATCGTGATCTTGGGAATCGGTATTCTCAAACTGACCAGACCATTGGAAGTTATAAATGCCAGTATTCTTAACATTCATCCTAGAACTGTTAGACAGCGTTACACCATTGCTAAAGTCTGTGGTGTCCAATGTCATGGCATAAGCCGTGTTTATCGCAGCAGCAGTCTGGTCAGCAAGGCTCTGAAATGCACCATAAGGTATGTAGTCTGTAAAAGCAGCAGCCGAATCAGGCACAAACAAGATAACGCTATCGCCACCAATCCTTCTGTCGTTCAGAGTGGTAGTCGTAGCACCACCAGTAGCCAAGGTTAGCGTACCAGTGTTATTGGTCTTGCCATCCATGATTCCACGAATGATCTCGGCTGTCTGTCGCTGATCTCCACCAAAAGGCGGTAGGGTTCTAAACATTACCTAACTCCCTGACCTTGGTAATCAACGTCTAAGGAAACAGCAGTTTTCCATTGACCAGTAGGTGTGATCTGGAATTGATGGAAGTTGCCATTAGACCTTAGTGAAATCCTATTATCAGAATCAGCCGCCAAAGCAGTACCAAACACAGGTGCTTCGCTCAATAGTGTCCTAGAAGCCACAGCTACGTTAGCCGACCCTCCATCAATTAGAGGTCTAGCTAGGGTTACTACTGATCTACCACCAGCGTTTAGATCGCCAGTAATGATGTTTCCAGTAGCGTTAGGGCCGTTGTAAGTAACCACATACCTACCATTTGTTCCACCAAGGAAGTACTTACCACCCATGTAAAGGATAGAGTCTAAAGATACTGTCAAAGCATCAATACTATTGGAGATCGAATCTAGGTTTTCTAGGGTTGTGGCTGCTGTAGATGCGTCAGAGATGTAGTCAGCACCAGCATCGCCATAAGTCCACTTTTTAGTGTTGAAGTTGTAAATTAACAACTGTCTGTTACCAAAAGTAGTTCTGAAGTTCCAAATAATCAACTTGCGAACAGGGTCAACAGCAGCAGACATGATACCGAATTGGCTTTCATCAGCATTGGCAAAGAACCAACGATCTACTCGCTCTGTGCCAATCCCAACGACATTCTGTCCATCACATGAATAGAAACCATCGTCTGACAAGAAAAAGGTTACACCTTGAACCTGTGCAATAGAGCCTGATGCGATACATCCCTTGCCACGAGAGATATTGTCAAACTGGAAAATAAAGGGAGTACCGATGTAACTCATGCGAGTAATTCCCTTTTCCAAGAGAATAATACCCACCTCGCCACCACGAATCCCCATGATCTGACCACCATCAGGAATGTCTTGGTAATCAGCTTGGGTTACTTGATCTGCTGTCCATTCAGTCTCATCATTGATACCAGACCAACGAACCCTAGATGGATAGATCACAGAAGACTCGTTAGTAACAGCAGTCACCACAAAGTCACGCACGACAGTCAAATATCGGCAGATAGGCGCAGTAGCCGCTAGGTCTGTAAATCCTGTAGAAGTCCCCAAGGTGAACACTTGCATTGGGTCACTAAAGTTAGTCCCAATAATAGCGTTACCAAACTGAGTAAACCTAAATCTGTCGCCATAAGCATTAGGGGTGTAGCCACCAGTTTTAGACACATCGGTTAAAGCACCAACACCACTTACGCTAAAGATTTTGGTTGTACCAGCAGCGAACAGCTTTGTGTCATTAGTAGGGGTTTTCCCTGCTACCAAAGTAGTAAGGTCTTCTGAGGCTTGTTGGGAGAATGTCGCAGCAGTAGGGAGTGGGCCATAACCCACAGCCTGAGATACCACATTCTTTGCGTCAACCAAAGCACCTGTAAAGCTAGGTTGGTCAGGCATCCACTCACCAAATGTTAATTTTGTCGTAGCCATGTGTTACTTCCTTGAGCCTGAATTGTCCATGTGTTGTCGTTAGCTGATACTGGTGTCCAAGTATTTGTGTCGCTAGAAACAACAGTCCATGTGTTTGAATCTGTAGAAACAGGAGTCCAAGTGTTGTCATCTTCTGGTACTGGATTCCAGTTTTGTCCAAGAATATGACCATTGGCTGTGATCGTAGCTGTGCCAGTAACGCTACCTACGCCTGCGTAAATAGCAGAAGCATTAGCGGTAATATTTGCCGTTGCCTCAATACTTGCAGTCGCATCAGCAACAATACCGCCATTGGCTGTGAATATCGCAGTACCAGTTATTGTGCCTACAGCATCACGCACCCTAATAGCGTCAGCAGTTACTGTTGCATCAGCCGTGATAGATGCCACGCCATTGGCTACGATTCCACCAAGAGCAGTTACATCAGCAGTACCAGTAATTGACGCATCACCAAACTGAACACGAGTACCAATTGCAGTTACATCAGCGTTACCTGTGATACTTCCAGAGGCAAACTGAACCCTGATCGCATCAGCAGTAACAGTCGCATTAGCGTCTATTGAGCCTGAAGCAAACTGAACCCTAATCGCATCGCATGAAGCACTTGCAGAGCCTGTAATGCTTGCACTAGCGTATTGAATCCTGACAGCATCAGCCGTAACTGTTGCTGTTCCATCTACTGCCCCTACTCCATTCTGAACCCTCACAGCATCGGCTGTAACAGTCGCAGAACCACTCACAGACCCATAGGCATCCCATAGGGTTACTGAGGTGGTGTAGAGTGGACTATCGAGTGTGAGTGTTAAGTCATCAATGCTAGACTTTAAGTTGTCTAGCGAATCAATTGTCCACGGAGGCAGTAAATCAGCCATCTCACGCCAATGTGACGCTCAATGAACCAGAGGCAATGCGAAACACATCACCAGTAGCGATAGTCTTAGACGCATCCAAGGCTGTGTGATACAGCAAGTTGCCAGCAGTAGAAGCATCACGAATACCGATATGGGTAATCGTTCCCCATGAGCCACCAGCTTGAGGAAACTCAACAGCAGCAGAGTTTGTAGTAGCACCATTGCTAGGCGCACCAAAGGTCACAGCCTGACGAGCATAGCTAGTACCAGAACACTCTGTTCCTGTATCAGCATCAGTTGGGTCAGTTGTGTACAAAGCCACATAAACAGTCGTTGGTGCTGTGTAAGAGGTTGCTCTCAATGTGACATTGATAAGAGCATTTTCGAGGTAGTTAGACATTTCAGCCATAGTTTCACCTTGCAGTAAGTTTCATTGCTAATGGGACACCAGAGTACTGAGTATTTTCATCAGACTTGGTAAGGGAGGAGATTGCTCTGTCGTACATAGTTCCCCATGTATTGATTCGACCATCGTTCATTAAATATGGCTCGGCCTCAATCAATGCAGCGTAAAGTAGCGCATCAGGAGCAACATTTAAAAACACGTTTGAAGTGTTTGAACTAGACAGATATGCTGGCGCAGAGTAATACAAGAGCCTAAGTGTATAAACACCATCAGGAGGAGGAGACAGTAAGAACTCGTTAGCCAAGATCGTATAAGACTTAGGAACACCAACTTCTGATGTTCTTGGGTCATTAGACAATGTAGATGGACTAGAGTAACTCAATGGTTGAATTGGGTTTGTCAGAACGACAAAATCACGAATCTGTAAGAAGTCGCTAGGAACTTCAACAGTAGAGTCACCAGATACTGTGGCTGTCGTTACAGACTTGAGCATCTGACGAACACGCAATTCTCTGCGGAGACGATTCTCAGCAAAGGTAATGAAGTCTGGAATCTGGCTAGTCAAGTCTGATCTAGCAAGATAACCTGCGATAGAGGTCTGTAAATCAGAGTATGTTGCGAAACTCATACTACTCCTGTTCTAGTGCGCCACGCACGATTCATTGGGTCATTTAACCAAGCAGCAAAACGCTTGTCATCAAGAACAGCAAAACCTCGCATGATTCCTTGTTTGTTCAAGTCATCAATAACTGTCATTGGAATAGATGCAACCTTATTGCCAAACAAGTTATCAGACCATCTTGCTCTCTCGTCAAACGAGTTATATTCTTTTTTGTTCTGCTCAACAATATCAGAAACATCCTGACGAGTTTGGATAACGATGCCACCTTCGCCATCGGCATGAACAGCAGTTTGTTTAAAGTTTTCCATACCTTAATTCTATCAGTTTGCCTAGAAAAGAAAATGCCCCAGAGGTTTAAGTCTGAGGCATTTTTCGAGGTTACACCAGATTAAGGTGTGATATCGGCAATGATGCCATGAGCAGCTTGGTTCTTAACTTCCAATGTGTACTCACACAGCAATTGTGTGGTTTCATTGTCGCCAGTAACAGCCAACTCGTTGGTCTGGAAAGGACGCAAGTAAGCGATAGCAGCCATGTCAGGGTCAAGCACAAACGCAACTTCATCGCAAGTGTTGGTAGAAGTCATAAAGCGGTTGGGAACAACAGACACAGTTCCGAAGTCGCTCAAATAAACATCCGCAGCCCCGATGATTGTGGTAGGAGCGTTAGATGGAGCCATGAAACGCTGTGCAGCGATACCAGCAAAAGCTGACACCAATTGCTTGTGTGCAGGGTTGACCATCAACACTTTAGGATTGCCACCAGAGGCGTAAACTTCACGAATAACAGTCTTCAAAATGTCTTCTGTGAAAGTGCGATTAGTGCCGTTGGTACGAGCAGTAGTACCCAAGTCACCAGCCACGCCAGAAGTACCGCCATCATAGTTGCTGTTCAACCATGCTTGCAGACCACCCAATTTGCGAGCAGTAGAACTGTTGCCGTTAGCAGCAGTCTGATTGCTCAACAGGGTTGTTTCCATGTCACGCTTGATTTCGCTAGAGGCTTTAGCCAACTGATAAGCCTTTTCAGACTTACGACCAGCCTTGTCAACGCTCTGCAAAGTGCCAGAGATCTTGACAGTCTTCTGAGCGATCTGAGTGCGGTTGCCAACACGAGTGGTTGGAGACATGGTAGCGTCAGAAGCTGTCGCCCCTTCAACGGCGTAGTTATCTAAAGTAGCCGAGGCAAGGCTATCTG